ATATATAGCAGAATGGCAAATAACAGCCGTTTAGTTCTAGAGTGCAATTATATATAACTTACATATTTCGTAGTGTTTATAAAATGACAGGAGGTAATTAGAATGAAATTAGAATGTACGGTAGAAGAATTAATAGAATTAACAAATAAAAAAATATATGCAACACTTGATAGCTCAAGTATTGCTAAAGATCTTGTAAAAAAAATTAATGAGTGTGCCTTACAAACTGGATATAGACCTATTCTTTAGGAATGATATTAAAATTTTCTAATAACCAGTATAGTGTTTTATAAAAAAAGAAAAGAGGAAAAGATATGAAAATAAAAGATATTGAAATCAAAGTGCAAACAAATGCAGATGAGGAAATAGAAAAAGTAAAAGAATTAGTAATTTTACTAGAAAGAACAAACGAACTAATTCAATCACTTAATAATATAAAAATAACAAATTTAGAAGAAGTGGAAAAGAAAATGGAAAACACAATAAAAGTAATAAGTGGAACTGAAAAAATGGGACAATGTGAAATACTTAATAAATTAAAAGCAGAGCAAAGAATATTAGAATTATTTGAAACAGAAGAAATAGAAAAAATAGATATTACATATAAAACAAGAGAGTCAGCTTGTGAAAAACCGACTCAAAATAATTAAAGATTATTTTTTAACCAATCATTCGTACAAAGAACATTTCTCCAAGAAGCTTCACCAGTAAGTTTTGCAACAAAAATTTTGTCATTGGAATCCATATAAGTTGTCAAAAATGTTCTTATAGTATTAGATGAATCATTAGATCTAACAATCCAACAAGATTCAAGAACTTTAGCATATGTACCATAACTTTTTATTGCAGAAATTAAACTAGAATAATCTTTGTGAGGAGCCATTAAATCATAAGAAACAATATAACTGTTCATATAATCACCACCTTTCTATTTAATATAAAATAGTATAGCAAATGTAAAATAAAAATAATGTCAAAATATGTCGAATAAAATAAAAACCTGATAGGAGATGATACCATGTCTGTACAAGAATTAATGCAAGAGCATGTAAAAGAAGAATGTAGATATTGTACAAATAAAGAATGTGATGGAATACATATAACAAGAGACAATAAAACAAGATGTGATAAAAATGAGTAGATTAGCAGATGAAATAATGAATGAATATTTTAAGAAAAAGTATTATTCAAAAAGAAAGAGACAAAAGTGTACAGATAAGAAGTGTATAGAGTGTAAGTTGCTAAGTATTTGCACGGAAACAGAAAAAGATGAACATAAAAGAGGTGATTAGATGGCAAATGAACAAAATTTAAAACCTGTACGAACCAAGGAAGAAGCAAGAAAAAGGGGAAGAAAAGGTGGAATAAAATCAGGAGAAATAAGAGCACAAAGAAAGACATTAAGAGAAGAGTTGTTAGTGCTACTAGGAACTAAAACAGAAGATAAAACAATGCAAGAAAAAATAAGTTTATCACTTATTACTGAAGCATTACATGGAAACGTAAAAGCATTTGAAACTATCAGAGATACAATAGGAGAGAAGGCAATAGAAAAAGTAGAAAGCACAAACGTGACAATTAGCTATGAAGATTATATAAAGAAAGTAGAAGATACAAATGAGTATTAATACTAAAAAGTATATAGAAGAATATCTTAAAATAAGAGATAAAAATTCTAAAATAATACCTTTCAAGTTAAATACACCACAAATGAAGTTATACAATAAAATAAAAGAATTAAAAGAACAGCACAAACCAATTAGAATTATAATTTTAAAAGCAAGACAAATGGGTTTTAGCACATTAACAGAAGCAATACTATTTAAAGAAGTTGCAACAAGACATAATGTAACGGCAGGAATAATAACACATGAATCAAAAGCAACAAATAATTTATTTACAATGAGTAAATTATACTATGATAATTTACCAGAACCCATGAAACCAAAAACAGTTGCAAGAAATGCACAAGAACTGATATTTAATACTAAAGAAAATACTGGATTAAATTCGAAAATTAGTTGTATGACAGCAGGCGATGGAGCAGGACGTTCTGGTACATATAATTTCTTACATTTATCAGAACTTGCATTTTGGTCAGGAGATAAAAAAGAAGCATATATTTCACTAATGCAAACAGTACCAAACAATGAAAATAGTATGGTAATAATAGAAAGCACAGCAAATGGATATGAATTTTATAAAGAATTATGGGATAAAGCAGTTTCAAATGAATCTGATTTTATTCCTTTTTTTGTGGGCTGGAATGAATTGCAGGAATATCAAATGCCATATACGGGCTTTGAACTAACAGACGAAGAAAAAAGATTACAGGAAATATATGGAGTAACTCTTGAACAACTAGAATGGCGTAGATGGTGTATAAGAAACAATTGTGGTGGAGATATAGAAGTATTTCATCAAGAATATCCTATAAGCCCAGAAGAAGCATTTTTAAATACTGGAAGTTGTGTGTTCGATACACAGATTATTCACAATAGAATACAAGAGTTAAAAAGACCTTTAAGGACAGGATATTTTACTTACGATTATGATGACACACTACCTGCTTTTGGTTCTAGAAATCCAATAACAGGACAATTATATATAAAAAACAAAATAAGTAATATTAAATGGGTAGAAGATAAAAAAGGATATATAAAGATATATGAAGTTCCAAAAAGTACAGAAATAGTAAAATATGCAATAGGTGGGGATACGGCAGGAAATGGAACAGATTATTTTACAGCACATGTCATAAACAGTAAAACATTCAAGCAATGTGCAGTGTTCAAAAAACAACTTGATCCAGATTTATATATCAAACAGATGTATTGCTTAGGAATGTACTATAATAAAGCATTAATTGGAATTGAAAACAACTTTGATAAATATCCGATTAGAGAGTTAAATAGGTTAGGTTATCCAAATCAATATGTTAGAGAAAATGAAGAGAAAATAAGTCATAACACAATGAAGGAGTTTGGATTTAGAACAGATGCAAAAACAAGACCTTCAATAATTTCAAACTTAATACAATTCGTAAGGGATAATTCAGAACTTATAAACGACTTAGATACTCTAAAAGAAATGCTACAGTTTATATATAATGAAAATGGAAGACCAGAAGCACAAGAAGGAGCACACGATGATTTAGTCATGGCACTAGCAATTGCACTAAGAATAGTTGAACAAGTTACATATCATAAAGACACAATTAATGTAATTGAAAGAGACTTTTTTGGACACTATGAAAGAAGCGAAGAAGGAGAGAGAATAACGGTAATATGAGTGATTTCGTAAAAATATTAATATTAATGACTATAAACCAAATTGAGATGATACTAGTTTTGTTAGTATCATTTTTTGTTAGTTTGAAATTAAAAAATAATGAAAGAATTGAAAATCCGGTAACAGCAGTAAAAAACATTATAAACAAACAAAAAGAAATAGAACAAGAAAAAAAAGAAGCTAAAAATCTAAATATAATGCTAAACAATATTGATAAATACGATGGTACAACTAAGGGGCAACAAGATTTAATAAAATAAATGAGGAGAAAGACGAATGAACGATATTAAAGAGGTTAAAAAAACAGATGAATGGGATTTATATCAAAGAGCAGTCGACTATATGAGTTTATTTAATATATTCGAAGATACAGATAAAAACTATAGATTTTACAATGGCGACCAGTGGCAAGGTTTAAAAATTGAAGGAGTTGAACCGGTACAAATAAACTTTATACAAACAATAGTAGATTACAAAATATCTGTTATTAATCAAAATTTATGGGGAATCGTATATTCAAGTGAAAATTTTGAAAACAAAGAATTTAAACCTATAGCAGATGAACTTTGCAAACTGCTGAATTTAAGAGCTAATAAAATTTGGGAAAGAACAAAGATGGATTCTATGGTAAGAAATGTATCACTTGACAGTTGTATAAATGACGAAGGCATTACTTATAGCTATTACGATACATTAACAAAACAAATAAAAAATGAATTGTTAAATAAAGTAGATATTTATTATGGAAACGAAAATTCATCAGATATACAAGAACAACCATATATCATAATTAGGCGAAGAATGCCGGTGATAAACGTAAGAGAATATGCAAGGCAACTTAAAGTATCAGATGAAAAAATAAATTTAATTTACGGAGACAATGATAACATTCATAATGCTGGAGATAATTCAGAATATGAAAAAGAAGAGACTTGCACTGTATTAACCAAGATGTGGAAAGAAGATGGAAAAGTTTATTATTCAGAGGCGACACAATTGGTTCAGATAAGAAAAGAAACCAAAACCGGACTTACAAGGTATCCAGTAGCTCACATGCCGTGGTCTGATAAAAAAGGTTTTTCACGAGGTGAAGGAGTTGTAAGAAACTTAATACCAAACCAAATTGAAACAAACAAGATATTAATGAGAAGAGCAGTAGTAACAAAAAACACTGCTTTTCCTCAAAGAGTGATAAACGTAGACCAAGTATTAAATCCTAACTCAGCAAATGTAGTAGGAGCAACAATTCAGGTGAAAGGAGTCACAGAAGATGTAAACAAAGCATTTACTACTACTTCGCCGGCGCAAATGTCATCAGATGTTCAACTATTACAAAACGATTTAATTGAATTAACAAGAAACATGCAAAATGCCGGTGACATTTCAACAGGTTCAGTTAATCCGGAAGATGCGTCTGGCAAAGCAATTTTAGCAGTACAGAACGCATCGCAACAAACATTAAACAATCAAGTACAAGCATTAAAAGATTTTATAGAGCAAGTAGCGTTAAATTGGTTAGATTTAATTGTAACATATAGTGAAGATTTAATCCTACAGCAAGAGCAAGAGGACCCAACAACAGGAGAAAAGACATATATAAATGTAAAAATTCCTAATAGTGCACTAAGGAATTTAAAAGCAAGTGTAAAAATAGAAGTGACACCGATGTCAAGCTACGATCAATATGCTCAAGAATTATCACTTGAAAATTTATTACAGCAAGGTTGGTTCGCACCTGACAGAATAGACCAATTAGAAGTATACGTCAATGCTTTACCAGACAAAAGTACAATGCCAAAACAAAGATTGTTAGAGATAATTAAGAAAGTGAAAAATAAGCAATTATATATACAGCAATTACAAGCACAAACACAATTAGTTAATCAACAAGTAAATCAGTATATCAATAATCAATCACAAGAATTAGATGATCAAATTGCAAACGGTGGATGGACATCTGAAGAAGAAAAATTACAAGATGCAGACAAACAAGCATATTTAGATGCATTAGCAGAAATGCAAAAAGAAGGTGCTCAAAGATAAGAGCATCTTTTTTTTACGTACGTCCGAAACAAGTGATGACATTAAAAGCAACTCAGGTTACAGTCGACGGACTTTAAACGGGAGGAATAAAAATGGAAAATGAAAATGGTGTAGTAGAAACAACTACTAATGAAAATGTTGATACTCAAGCAACAGAACAAAATGAGGTAGTAAATGATAAAAATTCATTTACAGAGGAACAAAAAGCTCAAATGACAAAAATAATTCAAGACAGAGTCGGTAGAGCGAAAAAAGCTGAAGAAAGAAAATATTCAGAGTTAGTCAATGTATTAAGTGCTGGCCTAGGAACAAATAACCTTGACGAACTAACACAAAAAGCAAAAGCTTTTTATCGAGAACAAGGAGTGGAAATTCCAGTCAAACCTTCTTACAGTGAAGATGATGAAAGAATATTAGCAAATGCTGAGGCTAACAACATCATTGATTTAGGGTATGACGAGATAGTTAATGAAACAAATGAAATGATGAATCGAGGAGTTGCAGATTTATCACCTAGAGAAAAACTAGTATATAAGACATTAGCTGATAAAAGAAAAGAAATTGAAAATGTAAAAGAATTAGAGTCAATAGGAGTAAAACGCGAAACGATTGAGAGTAACGATTTTAAAAACTTTACTCAAAAATTTAATTCAGATACATCTTTAACAGATATATATGAGATTTATAGCAAATTGCAACCAAAAGAGGATGTGCAACCGATGGGAAGCATGAAATCATTATCAAAAGATGATGAAATAAAAGAATATTATAGCCCCGAAGAGTTTGACAAACTTACTAAAGAACAATTAAACAATCCAAAAATTTGGAATGCTGTGATGCAGTCAAGACTTAAATGGTAGGGCAGAAAGAGGTAAAAAAATATGAGTTCAGAAGTATTTAAACAAAAATTATGGTCTAAACAAATTCAAAATGAATTAGATGTTCTAACAGGATTAAGAACACATAGTGATTATTCTTATGATGGAGAAATAAAGAATGGGAATGTATTACATATCACAGGTTCAGTAAAACCAACTGTAGGTGATTATGTACCTGGTACAGACATTACATTTGAAAAAGTAAGCGGTACAGAGATGACATTGGTAATTGATAAGGCAAAATATGCAACACAATTATTTGATGATGTAGATAAAGCACAATCAATCCCAGGTGTTATGGAAAACGCTACTAGAGAAATGGCAAAAGAGTTACACAACAAAGGCGATGAAGCAGTTGCTGATGTAATTAAAGATGCAACAGAAAATGGTGTTAAATATAAAGGCAAGGACGATAAAGAAGCAACTGAAACTATAAAACAAGAAGCTTCAGCAACAGCAGTAACTAAAACAAATGCAAGAGACAGAGTAGAAGAAGGATTAACAGCATTATATGAAAATAATGTAAACCCTAACTCTGATTTATGGGGAGAATTTACACCTAAATATTTCTCTGCGTTAAGAAGAGAGCTAACAGAAACATTAACAAACAATGTTGAATTAGCTAAAACTGGTGCAGTTGGAAAATATAACAATGTAAAGGTATGCGTAGAAAATTTACTACCAACTTCAACAGATTCTACAGCTAGATACAATGTAATTAGAACAGGGAAAGCTGTTGCATTCGCCGGTCAAATAGATAAAGTAGAGGCTGGAAGAGTAGAAAAACAATTCGCTGACTATGTAAAAGCATTATTTGTATTTGGAACAAGAGTTGTAAGACCAAAAGAAATGTACATAATTAAAGAAAAAATTAAAGAATAGACATAACAAAATTCAAATGGTTAAGTCAAGGGGGGAAACCCCCTTGGCTTTTTATAAATTGACACTAGAATAATAAATATTTTAGTTTGAGTTTATAAGGAGGAAAATATGAGAAAAGAACAGGAAAAGATAGAAAGATTTTTAATAGAACCACAATACACACCGCTTTTTGGCATAACAGTAACAGAAGGTACTGTTATTGATGACTACACAGACGATAAGAAAGTGCATCAAACAATCAAAGATTTAGTTCTAACAACACATATAAAAGACAAAAGAGTAAGTGAAAGTTACGAAATGGAAGAAGATTCTACTTTAATAATGAAGTTAAGACCAGGAACTAGACTTTTGTGGACACAAACAGAAGGGTATATTTTACCACAGCAAAAATTAGTAACGAGAGAAGAAATAAGAGAAAACTTAAATTATTTGGACGGAATCGAGGGATTAAGATAATGACCTTAGGAGAATTAAGAAAAAAAGTATATGAAGTAATTGAAGAATTAAATCCGGATTTAACTTCATACACTGACGATAGTGATTATGAAGCTAAGTTTAATACTTGTGCAAATACAGTGCAAAATGAACTTGCTAAAATAACTGACAAAGTAGTCAAAGAAACAATAGAAGTTGAGAAAGGGCAAGAAATTGTCTTAAGTGAAGATTTAGAACGATTTAGACTTTTAAAGAAGATAACTGGTGTAGATTACGATATAGAAGATGAATATGTAACGTTTAATGAAAAAGGAACAGCAATTATATATTACTATCAAAACAAAAAGCAAATCAAAGAAGATTCAGATGACAATTTTCAAATAGATCTTGATAATCAAACATTAGATTGCATGATATATGGAATTGCTTCTGATATATTGAGAAATGATGTTTCAAGTAATTATGGAGCATATTTTACGTCTAGATATAATGAATTAAAAGAACAACTTGATCCACGTAGCTCACAAGGAATGTTTAAATTTGTAGGAGGAGTCAATGTCTAGTGGTGATTTAATAACAAGGATGTATTCTGACTTTTTGGGAGTAGATTTTTCAAATAATCACGTTTCAGCATATAGAAGCCCAGATGCAGTAAACATTTGGAAAAATTATAAAGAATTAGGAAAATGTATATCAAGTAGACCAGGATTAAAACTATTTAAACAATTAAATGGAAAAATCTATGGTCTATTTTTATATAAAGTTGCAACAGTTCAACATATGATAATTCATTGTGATACTTCATTATACGATTACAATATGCAAACAGATGATTTAAGAGTAATTAAAAATAATGGAATGAATCCATTTAAAAGTCAGTCATTTATTTATGCATCTATTTTGTATATAAAAGATGGATTACGTTATTATAAATATGACGGTTCACAAGTACAAGAAGTGGTGGGATATATACCAACAACAAGTATATCAAGAACACCAGATGGTGGTGGTAAAGATTATAACGAAGTAAATATGCTAACTCCATATAGAAGAAACTCATTTGTAGGAGATGGAAGTTCAAAAGATTATTACTTGAATGTTGAAAGTTTTGATGCCGGAACTGTATCAGTAACAGTAAATGGTGCAAATGTAAGTGGTTTCACAGAACACCCCGCACTTGGATATATTACATTTAATGAAGCTCCATCAATTCCAGATACAGATGGAGAAGATAATGTAGTTATAAC